GAGCCGAGCAACTATGAGCGATCGATCCTCTACGCGGTGATCGATCGGCGCTACAGTGCGCTGCGCCCGACCTGGATAAGCCTCAACGCGGCCAGCCGGCAGGATGCCGAAGGACGGCTCGGCCTGGCAGTGGCGGATCGACTGCGTGACGGTGCGCTGTCGCTGGCCTGTAACTGGCCCAGCTGGCGGCGGCCGCTCAAGGAGGCGGAAGTGTGAGCTGTGGAGAGTACACCTGGCGGTTGAAAAAGTGGCTGCCCGAACGCCACGGGCAGGCCTGCCGCGTGCTGGCCCGGGCCAAAGGTCCTGGGCCAAGAAACGTCCTGGTGGAGTTTGAAGATGGCCTGCGCGTGGTCGCCACGCGACTGGCAGTGCGGAGAAGCCCAAGCAGGCCGAGTCGGATAGGCGAGATCGGATCGTGATGCTCTATCGACAAGCACAGGGAGGTTTGGCGTGAAGACTGTCGAAGAGATTTCAATCTGGGTGCCGTGCCTGCCGGTGGCACAGCCGCGACAGCGGGTCACCGTGATCGCCGGGCGACCACACAACTACACGCCGACCAGGCATCCGGTCAACCGCTTCAAGGCCGAGCTGCGCAAGGCCGTCGCCGATCGCTGGGATGGCGGGCCGTTGGATGGTCCCCTGCAGCTTGCCGTGTCATTTTTTTTACCCAGACCGAAGAGCAAAATCTGGAAGCGCAAGCCCATGCCGGCCGAGCCGCACTGCAAGAGGCCGGACCTGGACAATCTGCTCAAGGTGGTACTCGATGCGCTGCGGGGCCTGTGCTGGCGAGATGATGCCCAGGTGGCGGAACTGCTGGCCAGCAAACAGATCGCGGCCGGTGACTGGCAGCCGGGAGTGAGCATAACGATCCATCGAATCCACTGAGGCATGCAAAAGAGAAATTCGAGGGTCAGACCAATGGCCAGACAGAAGAAGGTGAAATACTGTCGGGTCGGGGACCATGTGTACGTGCATGTGGACGGCCGTCTGATGCGCTGTGTGGCCTGTGACCGGCCGCTGGAGCACACGCTGAAAAAGCCGCACCTCCCATGCCACCACTGCCCTCAGGCGGTGGAAAGTGCTCGACTGGCGGCGCAACGCCGAGCCGAGGAACCGCGCATGCAGCAGCCGGCGTATCATCAGAGACTTTCGGACGGCTTCGAACTGGCCGCCCAGGCAGGTGACGGCGAATGAACTTTCCCAATCAGCCCCTGCCGGCGGGCGCGTGGCAGGCTGACAAACACCCGGCCGGCTGGGTATAATTGAATGCCAGGTTCGGCCAGCCGGGTCGCAGCGGCCTGAAACCGCACAAAACGGCCTGAAACTGCACAAGACGGCACGAAACGGCACAAGGAGGTGCTGCCCATGCCCGTGGAGACAGTGGAGGTCTGGCGCAGATACCAGCGGATCATCCGGCGGGAGAGACTGCGACAGGCGCTCAACCGGGAGTTTTACCGCCGGGGCTGGCCGCGCCTGACGGAGCGCTATGCCCAACCAGAGGGTCCGCGGGAGGGTGAGACCAAGCCGGGCAAGCACGGCCCGCTGGTCTTCCGCGACGGACGCTGGCGCCGGCTGCAAAGCGAGGAAGAGGCCGGCAAGAAAACCGGCGGACCACGGCAAGGGCCAGCTCATCCACCAGGCCGTATTACCCGGCAATCAAGCCGCACGGTCACGGCCGAACAGTTCATGCAGCTGCGTTCCCAGGTGAAGTATCGTGCCGCGTTCCTGAGCGATTATTCACTGGATCAACTGAGACAGATGGCCGGCGAAGGGGCCTTGTTCCAGGTGTCGGAAGACGGCACGGCGGGGTACATCCTGCACGAGGGGGAACTGAAAAACCTGTTTTCCCTGCGCCGGCACACCGGAGTGGGCAAGGCCATGATCGTGGATGCAATTGCCAGAGGTGCCCAAAGACTGGATTGCATCGGAGATAAACTGGCGAGGTTATATGCAAGGTTCGGGTTTGTGCCGCTGCGGGCTGTGAAATGGGACGATCGGTATGCTCCAAAGGAATGGAACTACGAGGAAGATGGACGGCCAGACATCTTCTTCATGGAATACCGTGGTGAAACACGTGATCCTGAAGAAATCCGGCGGCGTGCTGAATCGGGGCACTATCCGCCGTTCCAGCATCCAGGATATGGTCAGTCCGAACATTTCCAACGCAAAGGCGCTGGTATGACTATTGGTAAAAATTACGAGTTTCGAGCGGAAGAGCTGCCGGAAGAGTTGCGCACGCCAGAGATGATGGATCGCGTGCAAGAAGAATGGGAAGCGGATGTTGCGGAAGAAATCTCTGCTTATGGGGAAGCGGGTTGGAAACGAAAAAAGGATCAATACCGCAAGGATTTCTTGAGGGCAATTTGGACCGTAGGCCTTTGACGCTTTACCAAATTCGGCTTTGCCATGAAGCGTGACATGGACCTGGTGCGCCGGATTCTGCTGGCCGTGGAGGCCAAACAGGACGGGTATCTGCCGCTCGAAGACCTGGCCGTACCCGGGTATTCCGCCGAACAGATCGCCTACCACACGTGCCTGCTGCAAGAGGCGGGATTGATCGAAGGTACCGCATGCAACGGACCCTCCGGACCCGAGGTGATTCCGGTAAAACTCACCTGGGCCGGTCACGAGCTGCTGGACCTGGCCCGGGAACGATCCATCTGGCAGGAGGCCAAGAAACGGCTTTCGCAGGCCGGCGTTTCCGCCAGTCTGGTGGTACTCAAGGAACTGCTTACACGGCTTGCGCTGGGGGCCCTGGGGTTGTGAATGGCGCGCGGCTGCCCCCGAGAAGTGGCACAAAAATGTCACACATGTCACACTATAAAAAAGGCACCCCCAGGAAGGATGGTCATGGATGGCCAGGCTCAGCAAGAAGGCGATCACCGAGGCATTGCAGCAGGCGTGCGGACGTGTCACTGAGGCGGCCCGCCGCCTGGGATGCAGTCGTGAACACCTGCATCGGCGCATCCGGTCGGACGCAGCCTTGCAAGCGGCCCTGGACAGTGCCCGCGAGGAGCTGATCGACCTGGCCGAATCGAAGCTGGTCGAGAAGATCAGGCAGGGGAACCTGACGGCGATCATTTTCGCACTGAAGACCCTCGGCAAGCAGCGGGGCTATACTGAGCGCATGGAGCTTCAGCACAGCGGTCAGGGCGAGGTGCGCGTGGCAGGGCTCGACCCGGCCGAAATAAAGCTCAAGGCGGAGCGGCTCCTGCAATGGAATGCACAGCAGCACAAGTCGAATGGCTCGCCGGCCGGCTAGGGGCCGATCCGCTGCTGGCCGCGGCCGCGGGCACCGCCTGGCTGGATTTCCAGCCCCGCCCGAACCGGCCCGAGCGGTTCGACCAGCAGTCGGCCTTCTACCACTCGCGCGACCAGGTGGCGTTCCTTTTGGGCGGCAACGGCTCGGGCAAGACCGAGGCGGCCGCGGGCAAGCTGTCCAAGTTTCTCCTGCGCGATCAGCCGCCGCCGCGCAAAGATACGCCCTTCTGGATCGTCTCGAACACCTACGACCAGGTCTGCGCGGTCTGCTGGGCCGAGAAGCTCCACGGCCGCCAGCACATCCCGGACTGCGAAGTGGACTGGCCGCGCGTGCGCTGGCTTAACAGCGCACTGGGCTGGCCGCTCTCAGTGCCCTTAAAACCGTGGCCCGACCGGCCGGAGGCCAACTGGCTCTTGGAATTCCGCTCCTACGAGCAGGGCCGGCGCCACTTGCAGGCCCGCTCGATCGGCGGGTTCTGGCTCTCCGAACAGTTCACCTGGGACGTGTTCCAGGAGGTACTGCGCGGCTGCCGGGATTACATGTTCCCGGGCGGACAGATCGCCGAGTTCACGCCGGTCGATCCAGAGCTGTGCATCGAGCTGGAGCGGGTGTTCGACGAAAAGCCGGCCGGCTGGGGCTTCTACCGGCTCAATACAGAATGCAACCGGGAGAACCTGGGTGAGGGGTGGCTGGAGAACTTCAAGGCCGCAGTGCCCGAGGAGATGCTCGCCACACGCCTGACCGGGGCCCTGGCAGTTTATGAGGGCGTGATCTTCCAGACGTTCAACCCGGCGGTGCACGTGGTCGAAGACGCCGGGTGCGGCCAGAGCGGCCGGATATTCTGCGGGATCGACTGGGGGGCCAGTGCGGAACACCCCCTGGTATGCCTGTGGGGCCACCGCGACCCCAAGGGCGACTGGCTGATATTCGACGAATACTGGTCCAACCGGCAGGACGTGACACTGGAAGACCACTACCGGGCGATCGCCGAGCGCACGGCCGAGTGGCAGGTCGAGCCCGAGATGTACGCCGACACGGAAAACGCCCTGGCCGTGGCCCAGTTCGGCCAGTGGGGGGCCAACATCCTCGGCGCGCAGAAGGACGTGCTGGATTCGATCGACGTGATCCGTTCGCTCTTGAAGGTCCAGCCGGCCACGGGCCGGCCGCGCCTGCTGATCTCGCGGCGCTGCACGCACTTGATCCAAGAGATGCGCAAGTATCGCTGGGACAGCAAGGCACGCGCCGCGGGCTCACTCTGCCGGGCCCGGCCGCTGAAGCGCGACGACGACTGCGTTGATGCCCTGCGATACATGGTATATTCAGTGGAAAAATCCCTCGGCCAGGCCCCCGGCTCGATGACCTGGCGACACAACGGCCGGCGCCACGGCGTGCGCTTCGCGCGCACTCGGTGAAGGGATAACAGGATGGGTGGCTTTGGACAGGATGACAGGATGGCAAGATTGACAGGATGAGGGGATAAAGGATGATCCAGCAGCTGTTCCAGCATGCGGCCCGCGAGCTTAAGCAGGCCGCAGTGCGCGAATTCCAGCGAACGGCCATCGGGCAGTTGGCCGGTTACCTGCAAAACGGCCGGCAGTTCGATCGGCCGGCAGCCCACCTGGTGCGTCGGCTCTCACGGGTCGCCCAGGCCGGTCCGGGCGAACTGGTGCGCACGGCCGTCGGCTCGGAATTGGGTACCGTGGTCCACATGGTGGAACGCTACAAGCGCGGGGCCCAGGCGGAAGTAGTGGCCGATTTCCTGCGGGCCCTGGGACCGGTGGGCGAGCTGCTCGGTCTGCTGGTCGCGCCGACCGATCCGCGCATCAAGCCGCAGGGCCGGCTCGGCCGGCAGTTCGCCGCGGCCATCCGCTTCCTGCAGGCGTTCGGCTACGAGGTCCTGCCGCCTGCGGAGCGGCGCGCACGCGAGCCTGACCGTCGGGCGGTCGCCGCTGCGAAAAGCTATCTGGAATCGCTCGGCTACACCGTGGTGCCTCCCGGCGAGATGCCCGGCCGGCGCGAAGAGCTGCCTGGCGGACTGGAGTTGCGACCTGGCAGAAAGACGGTCGATGTGCCGCTTTCGACAGGCCAGACCATGCGCCTGCGGCCTGACCACCCGATGCTCACCGGCGAGCTGGTGGCCTGCCAGTCCAGCAATGTCCACAGCTTTCGCTACGACTACGAGACCGCCACGCTCTATGTGCGTTTCCTGGGCCGCGCCGGCCGTGGTGCGCACGGCGGCCCGGGCCCGCTTTACCGTTACAGCGACGTGGAGCCGGAGTTGTTCTTGAGCCTCCAGCGCGCTGCCAGCAAAGGCGGCTGGGTCTGGGACCACCTGAGAATCCGGGGGACGATCTCCGGACACCAGAAGGACTATGAGCTGGTCGGAGTCAGCGGCGGCTATGTGCCGCGCAAGGCCACCATGACGCCCATGGGCGAGGCCTACACCCCGCGCAAGGTGCGGTTGCCCGGCGGGCAGTGGGTGCAGAGCAAACGCCCCCTGCAAGTGGTCCGGCCGCTGGCGCCGGTGGGAGCCGAAGGTCCGAAGCTGGGTTTCGGCTGAAACGATAGACAGGAAAGGACGCCCAGATGACCGGCAGTGAAATCGTGCTGATGACCAAAGAGGGCGAGCAGAGGATCGACCCGGCCCGCGGGATTGCGGGCATGGCCCCGGGCGCGGGTGGGCCGATCATGCCGCACGTGATCTCGTTCCAGTCCATGGCCTGGTCCGGTGCGCGGGTATATCGGCCTTCGGACGAGGCCCTGCGCGATTCGCTGGAGAACGCCCGCTACATGCGCAACGACGCCGGGGTGATGGAGTGCGTCGAGCAGCGACAGCGTTCGACAGCCCTGCTCGGCTGGCACATCGAGGTGGACGATGAGGACGATCCCCGGCAGGCCCGGTTACGCGACGCGGTGAGCCGGCTGCTGCGGGAGATTCCCTACTTTACCAAGTACCGCGAGTGCCTGTTGAACGCCATCTGGTACGGGCGCTACGCCGTGGAGAACATCTACCGCTGGCGCTGGATCGACGGGCGCAAGTGTGTGGCAGTGGCCGACTGGCTGCCGGTCCACGGCGACAAACTGGTCTGGCGCCTGGACAGCGAGCGGGAGCGGATCGGCATCCGCGTGGGCACCGGCGGCGGTCTGCCGAAGACGGAACAATGGCGGCGCGAGCACGCAGACCAGATCGAGCCGACCGACTGGGGCATGGCCTACTTCTTGACGCCGTGGGAGCGCGACATGCTGGTGGTGCACCAGCACATCATCGAGGACGGCGAGTATGAAGACCCGCTCTCCGCGGGCCGCATCCACGGCGTGGGTATGCGCTCGCGCATCTACTGGACCTGGTACCAGAAGCAGGAGGCCCTGGCCTGGCTGATGGAGTTCCTGGAGCGCAGCGGGTTCGGCATTGAAATCTGGTACTACCCCTACGGCAACGCCGAGGCCGAAGAGAAGACCCGCACCGCAGCCCAGGAGCGGATCGGCCAGGGCAGGAACATCATCCTGGTGCCGCGTCCGATGGGTGCCGAGGGCATGGCCTATGGGGTGGAGCGGATCGAACCGGGCATGTCCGGGGCCCAGGCGCTAAAGGACATCCTCACCGAATACTTCGGCCACCAGATCAAGCGGTACATCCTGGGGCAGACGCTCACTACCGAGGCGGAGGCCACGGGGCTGGGCTCGAATCTGGCGTCGATCCACCTCGACACCTACTTGCAGATTATCCGCTACGATGCGGTCAATCTACAGGAGACGCTCACCCGGCAACTGGTCCGTCCGCTGGTCAAGTTCAACTGGCCGGAACTTGGGGACGTGCCCTGCCGGCTGGTGATCGAGACCGATTCTCCGGACGTGGAGAGCAAGCTGGCCGCCTGGCGCCAGGCCTGGGAGATGGGGGTTCGGCTGCGCGAGAAGGACGTGATGGAGCTGATCGGGGCGGCCATGCCCGGCGAAGAGGATCGGGTGCTTCAGAACCCGCAGTTGGCCCAGGGCCCGAACGACCAGGGCGATCTGTCCCTGGAATCCTATTCACGGTCCCGGCTGCGCTGCGGCCAAGAGGACGGCCCGCATGAAGGTGAGACCAAATGGGAAAACGGGCGGCAGTACGTCTTGCGCGGCGGACGCTGGCGACGCGTGGATCAGGCCCAGGGCGGAGAAGGCAAGCCGTCGGCCGAAGGCCGGACCAGCCCGGAAGAGAACATCCGACGGGGACGACAGGCCATGGAGCGGGTGATCCGGGAAAAGACCGACGTGATGGACGCCATGTTCCGGCCCGACCTGGGCTCGATCAGCTTCATCTGGGGAGAGGCTGGTGATCCGCAGCGGGATTTTGCCGGCGGTTACGGTGTGGCGCACATCATTGCCAAACGAACAGCCGAGGGGTTGCCAGGGGAAGAAATCGCTCGACGCATGGTCGAGACAATTGCTCACGGGCAAGTAGCCCAACGACAAGAGGTCAGCGAGGGCACGCGCGTAATTGTCAGATTCTCGGATTATGCTGCCGTGTTGTCGCTCTACAGGTTCGGCAAGAGACAGACTTGGCTGCTGACTGGTTGGAAAGAAGTAGATTGAACCCCGATGGTCCTGGGGAAGTGTACGATTCCGCCAGGCCTACGCACGACGGGCCTACACGTTTTCGTCCCGCCGTGGGAGCGGGGCCCAAGGATTATTATCGGCTGCCAGTAGCCGGGCCGCCATCCCACGTTAAGGGGGATTGACCAAATTGCCGCCATCTGCTTACAATCATCATGAAGACCGAAACCGCACGGTCCGGCGCTGCGCGATCGATGAACTCGAGCGCCTGCTGGCCGTGATCCAGGCTCCTGACTTCCGCGGCAAGGCCATACTGGAGGTGGGGGCCAAGGACGGCCGGCTGTTCGGCCCCAAGGTGACCATCCAGCGGATCACCACGGTGGCCGGCGGATCATCCGAAGAGGAGCCCGCCCGTTAGCTGAAAGGGCCGACAGCGGCAGACCGGACCGGCGGCCGCGGATTGAAACAAAACCAGAATCAAAGAACACAAAGGGTCATCCGAAGAGGAGCCCGCCCGTGTCCTGAGCTTCTTTATGAGGCCCAGGGCGCCGGCGGGCTTTCTGCGTTCTTGGCCGTCCGCAGGACGGGAAGCGCAGGGACAGCCGGCAGGGACGCCGCCCGTCCTGGCGGGCCGGGAGCACGGACCATGGAGGGATCAGCCATGAAGGGAACCAGGGGGTGGCTGGTGGTGATGTTGCTGGGATGGCTGCTCTGCGG